AGATTTCTGGACTCACAGTCCCACGGCTGACAGATGTAGTCTTCCATGCGTTCAGGCCAATCGTCGCTTTCTGTTTCCACATCAGCAACCAGTGCCTGTATGGGCATTCGTGCCCACATCGCACCACCATGACGATTCTCATCACTATCTTCTAAGTGTCTTTCCTGGCCGGTAAAAACAACTTGGAAACTCAGCGACCTGTCCGGGATCGTATTGACTGCAATGGCTAGAGCATGGAGATATTCCCCATGGTAGTCATCGTGATTGCAAGTAAACTCTTTCCGCACCCAGCATTTAAAATACGGGATGTTGCTAATCAAATATGACATTAATAATTTCCGCTAAATTTTGTTCCTTTAACCTGTGCTTTTTCTGGTTCTACGCCACTATCTATAACTAATACGGCTGCTTTTACCACTTTACCGTCTTTAAAACCCTTAACGCCTCGACCTTTTAAGATATCGGCTTGAGTTACTTTGCCATCACCAGTTAGATCTGGAAATTTTTTAGCCACTTTACCTCCCAGAGCTTTTCGCTCAACCTCATCAATAACACCTTTGTTTTTTGACGCATAAAATACAGCTTCGCCTTCATCGGCACCGTACTGCTTCTTCATGGCCTTCATAATCTTTTTACCTTTTTTATTTAAAGGCATGATTATTTATCCTTTTTCCTTTGAAAAGACTCTATTGCGCCTCCGCCAAAATAAAAGCCCAAGATTAGAAGCATGGCGTAGTTGATTTGAAACTGCTCCATCACCTGAGACACAGAGGAAGGATCGCCTTTTCCGGTCAGTGTCATAGCGAGGACTATGATGAAACACGATACATAAGTCAAACCGAACATCAGCGCAAGGTACCGCTGGGCTACCTTAAAGGGAGCATACGAGTTCATCAAAGCTACCTTGGCTTGTGTCTTCGCTTCAATCGACTCAGTTTCAGAAGTATGCATGTCATCAATCAAGTCCATGCCTTTCTTGATAACTGTCTCACTGCCAAGTATTTTTCCTAATGCACCTAATATCATAATCACCTCAGTATCTTAGTGTTTTTCGGATTAACCCACTCTGGGATACAATATGCTTGCACCTTACGTTTAGTCCAATAGTTGTATCGTGTACGGCTCACGCGATCTGCAAAGTAGTTGCACCGGTTGATCGAATAAAAGTACGCCTTCTTGTCAGGAATCACAGTGCCTTCAGCAGTCATAATAATTAAAGCAAACACATAGATCATTTTTTATTTAGCCAAGCCGTTGTTCCCATGTACGCCCCAACGATACCCGCGCCTGATATGTAAAATAGGTTGCTGATATCTGACAAAGCTTGTACCCGTTCTATCGGCACAAAGAACATAGCAGCAGTGAACACCCCCATGGCAATTAAGGTATATCTTGCCATACGTAACTGAGCCAAGTTTTTTCGTAACGCTGTCTCAGTTTCTTTGATGGACTTAATGCGGGACATCTCCTCATCACTAATGACACCATCACCATCTTTGTCATACTCAGCGTAAATCGATTCTTTTTGTAGTTTCTTCTGCGTCATACTGGCCTCATATTAGCGAGCCAATATATAAAACCACCGAGCGCAGCCAATCCCAACAGACAAACAAATACAACGACCATAGTCCGTAGCAAAGCAAGGTTTCTCTTACGCTTCGCGATTTTTGCTTTCTTTTGCGCCTCCAAAGCTTCATCACGGTTGCGTTTCGCCTCTGCCGCGTACTTTAGAAAGTCTTGATACAGGTTTGCTCTGCCTTGGTAAATTAACATGGTCTTCAGTTCTTCTTCTCGTTGTCTTAATTTTTCGAGGTGAAGAAAGTTTTCAAGATCAGAGCCAGTTGACTGCGAACTACCTGATTTTTTCTGTATTTCTGCTTTTGCATCAAAATACTTTCCAAGCTGTTCGGCACAGTCGGTTATGTCTTTGCCATTTTTTAATAGTTCTTTGACGGCTCCAATCGCGGTGTTTGCAGTCTGAACGACGGCTATGGCTTCAAAGATCATAACCTTTCCTTAATTTCTGTTCTGTTGTGCCTGTATCCTTGTAAGGTTAACTTCAGCACGTTGATCTGCGATATCCTCTTGTAGCTCTAATCGAGCAGAGTCCGTAGCGGCTCGTTGCTGTAGTTTTTCTCTTTCGAGTTGCAGGTTACTAGCATCTAACTGAGCACGACGCTCAGACTCAGCCGCTCGAATAGCAAGTTCTTTCTGTCTTATATCGACTAAAGGATCTGGCTGTTCACCCTGTTGTGGTTGAATGGTTTGTAAGAAGTCTGTGACTAACTGAGCCTCTATCTGAGCGACTCGTGATTCTGTTTGTTCTACTGGGATGGGTGGAGCCATCTGAACAAGCCCCTGATCCATGTTTGCCATAGCATTTTGTATTTCTTGCTGTGCAATCGTTCTGGCTTTAAATGCTATATGTTCCATACAGTGAGATACCAACATCCCAAACACACTTGGCGATGCCTGAACCAAGGGTGTAACCATTAAAGCAATGTGTGTTGCAATGTGTGCATCGTGTTCTTGTTCTGGAAAAGCCGTCAGTAACTGACCTGCTAAAGCTCTGGCATTCTCAATGCTAGGATCAGTTGGTTGTGGTTCTGGCGCAGGTGGTAAGATTTCGTCAATGTTTTGCACTTCCAAGGCTTGATACATTCTTTTGTACGCTGCCTGTAAGTTGTGCAGTTGTGGATTAGATTGTGCCAACTGCAATTGTGTCTGTGCCAGCGTTATCCGCTGTGCCATTGAAAAAATATTGGGGTCAGAGACCGGAAGAATATCAACACGGTCATCAAAATCAGATTGCTTGATCCCTGCATCAACACCTGTCGCGTATGGATACGACGGTGGCATGTTGTCACGAATCAGTCGAGCAAGAATCCTAAACTCTGTTTTCTGTGCGTAATGCAATCGCTTGTGTATAGCCGACATGACTTTCATGCCACGCTCAAGCAACGCAACGGTTGTACCGACCGGTTGTTGTTGCGACCCGGGTGATCCAGTTTGTTGATCTGCTATCGAAACAAACCGACGGCCAGACTCAATCAAAACACCCAGCAACTGTGCTAACGTGCCGGAAGGCTCTTTGTACGGTAGAGGTATAATGCTGTTTCGGATGTCACCGCCTGGTGCATCAATATCACGGAACTCGCCTGGTGCTATTGGCTCGTCATCATTACGGACTCTGATACCACGAGCTTTGAAACCTGACGGAAGGTTCGCTAATGTACCGGCATCAATTAACTGTCTTAGTATTGAAGTGGCTGCTTTGCCTAATCCACCGATCATGTGAATCAGACCAAAGCCATAGAAACCAAGACCGGGCAAAAACTTGTAGTGCACGAAGTACGACACCTTCTGTTTTAGTGCGTCATTTTCCTCGTAGTTTCTGCGGATCGCTAAAACTTCTCCGCTACCCTGATCAAGCGTGACAATGTACGGTAGTTTGATTCCTGTGGGTTCCCCCATCTGATCAACATCTTCAAAGCCTTCAATATCCAGATTGACATGCATTTCAAGCACTGTGTAAAGATCGTCGGTTGCGCTTTTCTCAACGCCGTCCAGTTCGTTTACCTTCGATTTGACCGGGTCAGAATCTGCTTCATAGTCAGCCGAAATATCAATATCTCTGTAGAAACCAGCAACCTGTAACTTGCGAATTTCATTTTCGTCCATGCGAAGAACGTGCGTAATCCGCGACGCGGTCGCGAGATCACTTGCCGCATAAGAGACGACCAAGTCCTCCGCTGGTATGAATTTAGAAACGGGTCGTTGTTTCGCTTCATCAAAGTAAACCTTCTTGAACGTTGAGCCTGATAAAGGTAGATAGAACAGCATCTGATCGGTGTCTGGATCGAACTCCTCCATTACCTCCATTAGCATGTAGTTCATGAAATCTTTGACGCGAACGGCTTGTGCTTCTTTCTCTGAATCCTGTGCGCCTAATACGTTTGTACGTACTGGCCCACCGGCAGGTAATAATTCTTTGTATGCCTGTGCCTGAAACTGCGTTACTGACTCTGCGATGATCGGGTGCGTGACTCCTGACGCTCCTTGGAAGGGCTGTGTCCGCTCCTGATACTGGATTCCCAAGAGATCCAATCCCTTGGTGTATCCTTCTTCCCACTCTGACCTTGACTCTTGATCAGTCTCATACTGCTCTCTAAGTTCCGACGAAAGTTCACCCAAGATAGAATCGTCGAGAGTTTCTGCCAGATTTGCATTGTGATCGTACTCCTGCACTTGGGTCATCATCTGTTCTTGTATTGCCTGAACGATGGCACCCTCTGGTCCTTCTATAATTTCTGCTCCACCGGCAAAGTCTTCGACTTGTGGTATTTCAACCTCGACACCTGGCACTGCCTCCAGTGCTGGGTCGATCATGCCTTGCATTTGATTCGGAGGCACAGACATCAGTAATACTCTCTATTTCTTGGTGCATACATTTCTTCCTCCTCTTCACCTTCTAGTGCGATAAAACCGCCTTGGCGAAAACGAATTAGAGCCATAGTCATACTGTCTACGAAGTCATCATGGTCGCCATTGGGAAAAGCGGCACATTCTTCAATCACTTCGTCTGCAAACTTTTTTTCTGGAGCCCAAACCATTCCAGCTTCAAAGATTGGTGCAACGGTGTGCATGCGGGTCACTTTATCACGACCTTTAGCAGGAGTATAATTTAACACGGGTATGCCGGTTCTGCGTAATTCGTCGGTTAGCGGGGTACCAGTTGCCTTGGCTTCGATAATAACCATGTCAGGTTCCCAATAATCGTACTCTTCTAAAGCGGCTTCTTTTAATTCCGGGAAGTTATATCGGCCTCGTTGGGCATCGAGCAGGATGATGTGGTCTGCTCCTCCCTCTTCTGGTTGAAATACACCCCACGTTGTAATTGCTGAGTAATCCGCTGTCTCCTTTTTCGAGAACGCCGTGTCATATGACTGCATGATATATTTGACCGGAGGGACATCGTCTTTCTCCCATGTTTGCCACCACTCACGTTTAACAATTGCACCCTCTGTGGCGGTAGGTTGCTGTTGCCATTGTGCATTCCACTTGGCAACAGGCAGTGCAGCCTTGACTTTTAACAAGTCATCCTTGTTCCAGAACTCAGGCCACAGTGGTTTGTCCGAAGGCATGATTGCAGGGAACTCCACAACCTCCCATTCGTCGGACATTACGTCGTTGGCCTGAGCTTTCATCAGTTTTCCGGTGAGATCCTTCGTCCCCCAGCGCGTCATTACGAGAATAATCGCGCCACCCGGCTGTAAACGTTGGCGAGGGCCTGACGTATACCACTCGTAAGCGTTATCAAACGCTCCTTCACTAAGGGCATCCTGTTCCGAATGTGGGTCGTCAATGATGAAGAGGTCGGCTCCCCGACCGGTGACGGCTGCACCGACTCCTGCTGCGAAATATTCGCCTCCTGCTTCGGTGCCCCAGCGACCCGCCGCTTTGTCGTCCGCTTTGAGCTTGGTTTCGGGGAAGATTTCATAATATGCCTCCGTTTCTATTAAATTACGGACTTTACGACCAAATCTGACCGCTAATTCCGTGTTGTGAGTTGCTTGAATGATCTTTAATTTAGGATTTCGCCCCAAAAACCACGCTGGCATGAGGTAAGAAGCGAATTCTGACTTGGAATGACGAGGCGGCATGTTCACAATCAGCCGTTTTAACTCCCCAGTTGCTATCTTTTCGAGTTTTTCCGCGATTACACGGTGGTGACGGCCCTCTATGAAGTTCTCATAGACGTGATGTACAAAGGGCATGAAATGATTTTGCGCTTTTTCGCGGGTCGCGATCCTGATTTCTGCCTGTTTGAGGGCTAAAATCTCTTTCAGCACCTCATCAGGCAAAGATTCAAGAGTCGAGGACATCAGCTACGGCGCAATGCACCCAATCCAAACGTTGGAGTGAATTGCTGTTGCGCTTGGAAAGTAGGTTGCAGTGATACCGGAGCCAAAGTCGGCAGTCCTGTGTAAGCAAATTGCACCGGTTCGCGTGGTTGGTAGTTGGCTCCAGTAATTACGTTCTGTCCAACGACAGGTTCTGGTGTTTGATCCTGGGCTAACGGATCTTCAGGAATTAATGGCGGGATGATAGGGTCATCTCCTCCTTGGCTTTGTTGTTCTTGTTCTTGACGTTGTCTTTGCATTCTATAAAGATCTCCAGCCGCCTCCTCTTGGCCTTTGAAATCAAACAATCCAACAGAAGACGGGGTATAAACAGCATTTTCCCGTGGGTTAAACACCCCTGTTATCTGACCTTGGGTC